ATCACCAAAAAATATTAAAGGAAAATATTAAAATGAAATCTAAAGGATTAGGAGACACAATACAAAAATTCACCAAAGCCACAGGCATTGAGCAGACCGTTAAGTTTATTTCAGAAGGACTTAATATTCCATGCGGATGTCAAGGAAGACAAGAGGCTATGAATAAGTTGTTTCCTTATTCCCACGGAGGAAAACAAGATAACAAGAAAAAATGAAAACGTTCTTAGATGAGATTGGAATAAACATCATGCAAAGTATTGCTGGTTTATTTGGAAGCTTACTGCTGCTAGGTAAAGGTGCTGCTGTAAATTGGAAGCAGTCTTTCTTTTCTATTATAGCTGGAGTAGCTAGTGCAAATTATATAACACCTGTTGTTTCTCATATGTTGAGTATCAGTGAGGTTAAATACGAAAACGGTATTGCGTTTGTACTAGGTTTTCTTGGATTAAAAGGCGTTGAAGCTGTATCTAAAAGATTTTTAAATAAAGTATAATGGAATTACTACAAGCTATAAACGAGCTAGCAAACTTATTGATCTTTATTAATGCGACATTATTTTATATATTCGTATTTGGTAGAGAAGTTAAAGCATTAGCAAGATTGAATATGTTCGAAAGAATATTATTAAGAGTAGGATTAGCTGTGCCATCACTTGGTGCGCTATGGAACGTATTGACTGCTCAATATCCACTAGACATAGAAATAATAATTAATGTAGGCTATGCTGCTCTATTTACTTGGGCTAGTATTTTCCATTATAAAACATTTGTAAGAAATAAATCATGAAAAAATTAACTATATTATTAACCGTATTATTTGTATCTGTAGCTGCAATGGCACAGATGGCAATCCCAGGAGCTGCATTTGCAGACAATCCATCACGTTTTAACGGACGTAAAGTAACTGTAAAAGGTGTTGCGTTTGATTTTTCAAGCACTACACTTGCTGTTAATGCTGCGCCTTTAGTAGGTTCTAGCACTGCATTGTCGGCACCAGTTGTTGCGCCTACTGCTAATGGAGCTAACACTCCTACAGTTCGTTGTAATCCACCAAGAGGATTTACAAAAGTTGATGTAAACTTTTACTCAGCACCAACTTACAAAGGATGTTTCTTTATGGCAGATCAAATGTTCACTCAACTTGAGCGTGAGGCTGGAGGACAATCAATTGAAGCTGAGATCACTTTTCGTGGTGATTCACGTACCGGTTACAATTTAACTTTCTACAGACTTAAGTTCTAATCATGGGCAAGATAAGTCCAGCTTGTAAAGCTGCCGCTAAAAAGAAATTCAAAGTATGGCCTAGTGCTTATGCTTCTGGATGGGGAGTACGCTGTACTAAAGCGGGCGGACCTGGCAACATGAATAAAAAGAAACCTAAAAAATAAGGGTTTATGACAGATAGCAATGACGAAGTATTCAAAGCTAAGAGAAGACCTAAAAACCCTATAAAGTACAAGATCCAGTTAAACGAAGAACAGAAAGTAGCGAAGACCATTATTTTGGACAATGCAGTTACTGTCGTTACTGGTGCAGCTGGATCTGGTAAAACATTACTAGCTACTGCAGTTGGTTTAGATTTATTATTTAGAAAAGAAATAGATAAAATAATAATCACTAGACCAGCAGTATTAGCGGGTGAAGATCTTGGCTTTTTACCTGGAGATGTAGCAGAGAAAATGGATCCATGGCTCCAACCGATTTATCAAAACTTTTATAGCTTATATGATAAAGGCAAGATAGACAAGGAGTTAAAAGAAGGAAACATACAGATACTGCCATTGGGCTATATAAGAGGTTTGACTTTTACTAGTACCTTTTTAATAGCAGACGAAGTTCAGAATCTTACACATGATCAAACTGAAGCATTGCTAGGTAGATTAGGGCATGGCTCTAGAATGGTGTTGTGTGGTGACATAGCACAGATCGATTTGAAAAATAAAAAGACTAGTGGTCTATCGTTTCTTAGAAGAGTAGAAGAACAAGTTGATGGTTTCAACTTTGTTACACTTCAAAAGAATCATAGACATAGCATTGTTCAAGATATACTTGATGTATATAAAATGTTTGCAGATTAATTATGGCAGAAAAAAGACCAACATGGAAAGACTCAGATGCGCCTGATGCAAAAGGTAGAATGAAGAATATGTCTTGCTCAGCATTGGCCAACTGGATGATAAAGTCTAGGAAAGGTAATGTACAAAAGATTGTTGGTAGCTTGAATCAGCAGATCGTATTTAATCGCAAGCGTAATCCTACATATGCTAAGAAAATGGAATGCGCTAGGAATAAAGCAGTAAGTAAACTCAAAAAGAAATAATGGCATTCAAACTTAAAACTAAAAACGAATTACTTGGTTTACACGAGACTTCTAATAGTCTTAATAATGTAATCAAAGAGATTGAAATGCCAGAAAAAAATATGTGGGGTTTTATTGATGAGCATAAGACAATACACATAAATAAAAACTTATCTGATGACGAAAAAGATTTAGTCATTGCTCACGAAACCGTCCATAAAGAACAAATGAAAGATGGTAAGTTGAAGTTTGATTCTATAACTTATACTTGGAAAGACAAGCCTGGTATGGTTGGAACAAGATACCCAACAATGAGTATCAATCCTAAAGATAAAAGCCTGCCTTGGGAAAACGAAGCTTATGCTAGTATGTATAAAATTAAAAGAGAAATAAAAAGAAAACGTAATGAAGGCACATAAAATGTATTGTAAAGACGGAACAGTTCATAATGTTAAAACATTAAAAGAACACAACGCTTTAATGAAAAAAGGATGTGACCACAAAAAGAAAACCAATGCCAAAAAGTAAAGTTAAAGGAGCAGGCACGACTAAGAAAGTTTGTTTACCTTATAAAAAATATAAAGCATTATCACCAGATGAGAGACAAAAGCTAATTAACGCTAAGCGCTCTGCATCAGCAAAGGGTGAATATAAAAGATCCAGTAAAACTAATGTTAAAGGTGCTCGTGAAAAAGGAGCTACATTAAGAGACTGGTTTCAAAAAGAAAAATGGGTTAACATCGCCAACGGAAAACCTTGCGGCGAAGACTAATAAAAAAAGGGGCTTAATTGCCCCTTTCTTTTTATCCGTCACAGCTCATACAAGCTTCGTCGGTTGCGCGTTGCGCTATGTCCCCTCGTAGTACTGATTCGGTCCGCATATAGTACAAAGTCTTTATTCCTTTTTTCCAAGCTTCCATATGAACTTTATTAATCCATTTTGGAGAGGCTTCATTTGGAAATGCTAGATTTAAACTAACACTTTGATCTATATATTGCTGGCGTATACCAGCTTGATTGACTAACTCTAATTGGTTAATCTCTTTGAAAGTTTTAAATACATCTTTCTCTTCGCTAGTCAAGAAGTCTAAGTCTTGAACTGAGCCACCATCATGAAGTATTTTATCCCACGTTTCTTTATTGTTTCTACCTTTTTCATCTAGTAGTTTTTCTAACGTAGGATTCTTTCTAATGAATGTGCCTTTTGCAGACTGCTCTGTAAATACATTAGCAGCCCAAGGCTCAATACCAGGAGATACGTTTCCTGATAACTTACTGTTACTAACTGTTGGTGCGATAGATCTTAAATGTGTATTACGCATACCGCTACCAGCACACCACAATGGCTCGCCAAATATCTCAGCGAGATCCATACTAGCTCTTTCAGATTCGATCTTTATTTGAGAGAATATCTTACGAGTTTCATACTGTGCAAACAATCCTTCAAATGGTATCATTTTGTCTTGAAGGTATGTATGCCAACCTAAAACTCCAAGCCCAATTGCTCTGCCTTTCTCAGCAGATCTTACAGCATTGGCGAATCCAACTTTACCTTTTGCTTTCTGAATAAACTCTTCGAGTACGCCATCCAAAAACCATATTGAATCATAGATGATATTAGTATCTTTCCACTCATCGTATTTAGCTAGGTTCAAAGATGATAAACAACAAACAAAACTATGAGACTCATCTGTGTGTAGTACAATCTCACTGCATATGTTTGTCATATGTACTTTCAATCCATTATTTTTATACGCTGCTGGATTTGCTTTGTTAGTGTTTCCCTTAAATAATATATAAGGTTCTCCAGTTGCTTTTCGTTTTCTGATAAGCTTGCTCCATTTAGATCTTGCATGTTCATCTCCTTGTTCAAGCTTTCGCATAAACTTATCACCAACAACTGCGCATTGATGTAAGTTAAGGCTTTGTCTGTTAACGTCTCCTTTAGGTTCTCGTATTTCGAGCCACTCTTCGAAATCATCGTGGTCAATGTTGATGTTAACTGAAGCAGCTCCGCGTCGAACAGCTCCTTGGTTGGTTGCAAGGATTGTTGAATCATAGATCTTGCAGAAGGGTACGACTCCGTCTGATGTTCCATTTTGTTTTATCTTACTGCCGGCGGGTCTAATCATATTAACTCCGATACCAACTCCACCGCCGTGCTTTGCGAGTAGCATCATCTCTAAATTTTTATTTCCTATTTCGTATATACTGTCTCCGACATCTATACCAAAGCAACTAATTGGTAGACCACGTTCTGTGCCTGTATTAGACAACACAGGGGACGCTAAACACAACCAACCCTTCCATACATATTCGTAAAAAGTTTCGGTCAATTCTAGACGTCCTAGACGCATTGCTACAGTCTTACAAACACGCATATACGCATCAGCTGGAGACTCACCTTCAAGTAGGTACTGCCCACCAATTGTTTTCTTATATATTTCGTTGTCACCCCATTCAGGGTAATCAACACCTTTTATCCATTGTTCATTCCACATATTTTAAAATAATAAATGATTAAGCCAAGCTAATAATCCGTTGATATAAAGTATTACTAAGTTCCATTGCCTACGTGCTGTAACCTGCGTTATCACCAAGACAAATCCTATAACAAACATCGTTGGGTCGAGTGTCCACTGGCCTGCTATTAAAAAGCCAGTACCCATATAACCTAATCGTCTTGCTAGTCTTTGAAATGGTGATAAACCTTTTTCATCTAGTAGTTTCTTAATCCATGTCGTCTCTACCATATATCCTCAAAAT